TGATGCTACTCCTTATCTTAAAAAAATGACTTTTAACACAGATATTGAAAAGACAGAAGCAGAAATCAAAGTGCTTCAAAAGAAACTGGAACTCCTCAAAGAGATTGAGACACATAAATCTCAACCAAGAATGGAATTTAGTTTTGGTGGTAAGTTTGAGGTCGTCTCTTATAATGATGAAGTTTATTATCGTCTTGAATTTCCTGATGAATTTTATTGGTATAAAAAAAAGTATTCTGATGAGGGTTTGCTGATGGTTGCTATTACTGATGGTGAAACTCATCGTCTTCTTGAAGGACTTTGGTTCAACGATGTAAAGAAGGGGAAGTATGATGAACCTTATTGTCCTAATGAACCAGAGCATTATGATGAAGTAGAGTGGGATGAGAAGGATAATCCCCAGTATCGTATCACTGATGAAATAGTTGATAAATTGATCAAACAACATCAAGCACAAAAACTCTACAATAGATTATATGATGAACTCGGTTATGATTTTGAGGATATTGAAAACGTTGTAAGTTTGATTGAGGACTGGCTTCCTGAACCACAATCTGCTGAAGGTTCACAAAATGTGAACACTGAACTACTTGTTGATGGTTTCAACCACTGCCTTGAAAAAATTAAGGGGATGCTACGATGACTGAACGCAATTTTACCAAAGAACTTTGCCATCACCGTTATATTGATATGGAAGATGGTAATGATATTGAAACCATTTGCTATCCTTCTTTGATTTGTATTATCACCGAGTTGTGTGATAGGATTGAGAAACTTGAAAGAAAGTTAGAACAGCAGGAAGAGTATGCTATGGAGCAAAATGACTGAAGAAGATAAGTATGCTCTCAAAGAGTTTCTGCGTGGTGTTGGTGTATTTCTTGGTGCCTCTGCTGTATTCATCATTATTCTGATTGTACTAGCATACTTTGCCTCTGGGGATAAACCAATCAACTCTGCATCATTTGAAGTGGTTGATAAGTACAAAGAGTGTGATGTGGTAAGATATGCACCACATCAAGTTGCAGAGTACAAGTATTTCCTGTATTGTGAGAAGAACAAATGAATGAAGACATGCCGTGGGTCAATCTCACTCAAGAAGAAGTAGAAGAACTCCGCAACAAAAAACACGAACTCACTGAATACGGAAAACAGAGGTTGAGGGAACTTATGAACATCAATCCAACTCATGAAGAAATGCTAGAAGAGGCAGCACGAAGAGAGGCAGAAAATAAAGCACTTGCTGCTCTTGATGAACTCTATGAGAAGCACGGTGATGCTATGCTGAAACTTGCAGAGATTGAAAAGGATGAATGGGAACGTAGAGAACGTGCTGCTACTGTATTAGCACGATATAATAGTTTCTATAATGAAGAATGCTCTGGTATGCCTCACGGAACACCAATCACACCAGAACATATGCAAGCAATGGCTCTGGAATGTATGATTGATGCTCTCCGTTGTGAGAATATGAATGTTGAGTATAATGTGATTGCGATTGATGATATCAAGGATTTGATTGAAGGATTGTATCAACAGAGTAATGAGTTTCTAGCAAGAGTACAAGAATTCAAAGATAGTGCTGATGGTGTAGCATAATGAACATTACATTTAAACAGCATATTCTCTTGTTAGCAGGACTTACATTGTTGTGTGATGAATCTGCAAAAGTGAATAATTCTGAAATGCAACACGAAATTCTAGAACTTTCTGCTATTGTTCAAGAGTATGCTGAAAGGAGGCAAAGGGCAGATGAACGACGAGAAAAACTATCATGAGCAGATTTACTGAAAACCCCGATGAGATTGTGCTGAAAGATGTGGAGATGTTCCACTTGGAAAGTATGAATGAACGCGCACTTTGGTGTGGTGTTTATGGTAAAGATGGAAAAATTTATCACTTGAATATTTCTGCTGATGGTGGTAAACTAAGATACTATTGGAGTGATGAAACGCCATGAGATTTGAAACTCAATCAAAATGGCAAGATTTCCTTGATGGATTCCGTAATGTCCTGTATATTCTTGACTGTTATAATGATGGTGATGAGTGGGGATATGGTGAGTTTTGGGAATCGTTAAGTATTGGATGGTTTCAAGAATACATCTATCCTTATGATGACCCTTACAATCTAACTATCAGTCTAGAACGTAAGTTGAGGTTAGCACAAGAACTACCAAAGATTACTCTATCAATAGAGGATTATGATGAACTTGTGCGAAGAATAAATGAACCACCAAATCCTGCTGTGGTGGAAAGAATTAAAGAACTTATGAGTAGGAAAGCACCTTGGGATGACTGAAAAATCTAAAATCTTCTATAATATCTGGTACTGTGCTTATCAAAGACGAGGGATATATAAAGGAACTGATAGAGAACACAGAGAGCATGAAACCGTGCGTATGTGTCTAGATATGAAAGATGTGAAGTTCTACCAGTTTGATACAGAGAAACCACATTATCTACAATGACTTGGACAGAATACATCTTTCAACATCTTATTCCCACTGGACTTCATTCCTTTAGAGATAACTTTCGCATGTGGAAAGATCTCATCACATCAAACTATGAGGGTTATGCTCTACTTGAAGATGATGACCCTTATGACCAATGTTATGAATGGTTCTGGACTTCTATTAACTTGGATCAAACTTACCCTAAAGAGTTTCTTGAGTATTTGCAGCAGATGGTTGAGGATATTGACAGTGGCAGGGTTAAGACTTATACTCTTGAAGAAGTTATGGAGGAACTGAGAAGTGGGGATGTTTAGTATATAAATAATAACAAATAAACATTCCCATCATGTCTAACTGTTTTTATACCTATGCTTATTTTAGGGAAGATAAGACACCTTATTATATTGGAAAGGGTAAGGGAAATCGTGCTTGGTCTACCAATCATAAACCAGTAGAAAAACCTAGACACGACAGAATAATGCTTCTCAAAACTAATTTAAGTGAGGAAGAAGCATTTAGGCATGAAAAGTATATGATTGCCATATTTGGGAGAAAAGATAAGGGAACTGGTATTCTTCGCAATAAAAGTGATGGTGGCGAGAAAACTAGAGCAGGTGGTATAGGAAACTTTCGTAAAGGTACTAAGCATAAAGAAGAAACTAAAAAGTTGATAGGATCATATCATAAAGGTAAGGTAGTATCTAAGGAGACGAGAGAAAAGTTAAGAGAAGCAAACATAGGGAAAAAGTGGTGGAATAATGGTGTAGAATGTAAACACTCAGTGGAATGTCCAGGACCTGAATGGAAAATGGGTAGAATAAAAAAAAGGAGGTGATCAAATTGGGACTTTTTGATTATGTTCGTTCATCCTATAACTTAGGAGAACACTTTACCAATACTCGGTGCCATACAAAAGACATTGAGGATGGAATTGGTGGCACAATGTCAGATTATTGGATTGCACCAAATGGTAATCTGTATCTGATTGATTATTCCCACACTGCCGACTTCATAGAACTTAAGGAAGGTGATGAGGGATATGATGATCAGAGACTATTTCTAAACTTTCGGTGGATTCCTAATGGAACTCATGGTAAAGTAACACCATATCTATTAACCAAATATATTGAAATCTACCCAGAACAATGGGAAGGAAAGTGGGAAGATTGGCCCCGACTAAAACTACACTTCCGTTATGGAGTATTGAAAGATTATGAAGACATCACAGGACGATGATTAAATCTATTAAAAACTTACTGTTAAGGAAAACAACTCTCTCTGCTCCAAGTGAATATAAATGTCAATATTGCGATATAACTAAACCATTGACTGATGAGAACTTCCAAGTTGTAAAGAAGTTCAAATACGGATACTCAACTGTATGTAACGAATGTAACAAACCAAAACCAAAGGAGTAAGTTATGAATACTTCGGCAGACTTTCCTTATGTTTCATTTCCAATCCGATTGGAGTTTAAGGAAGACAAACGTTCGAGAGTTTGTTACTTTCAAGATAAAACACATCTTAACAAATATCTCATCAGACACAAAATCAATAAAAAAACTGCTGACATTCGATACAATGAAGAAACCTAAGACCTTGTGGAGATGGTGGGCGAAATCCCTTGGTGAGAAGGCATCTAAGTGTGATAAAGAATCGGATAAAATTGCTATAATCAGAACTATTATCTTTGCAACTTATTTGATCACCAACTGTTTTATCGTAGCGGGAGTGATACGACAATGGAATAAGAAAACTGAGGTTTATGTTCGAGTAGAGTCTGAAAGTGTCGTTCCTTATGTAACTCAATCGGAACGCAGGGTAAATAAACCCTTTGAGTTTGAGTGAGTAACAGGGAGCCTCTAAAGTGTTCCTATAGTGTAAGCACAACATCTTATGAACGACGATCTCTGGTCTGAAATCCAAGATGCTCCTGGAGAAATCTTTGATCTTCCAGAAATGAAAGGATGGGATGATGATGTGGAGATTGATGATCTCTCCTTTACTGATAACTTCAACACCGAATTTGACTTCTGATTCTAATGACTGATACTGTTAATGTTCTTCCTCACATCTTTGAACTTCGTGAAACCTGGAGGCGTCAAGATTTCACCTTTACTAAAGAGCAAAGGGAGCAATACGATATTCTAGTTGCTGCTCGTCGTGAAAGGGTTAAGTATTTTTATGATAATGGTCTTGTTTCTAAAGGTGGACTGAGACAAAAAGAAGAAAATTGATACCTGGGGTGGTCGGTTGAGATACTGACCACCCCCTCTTGCATAAATACCTGAAAAGGTTTATAGTAGAGAGATGAAGACGTTTTCTCAATTTATGACTGAAGCATACGATGCTGAGGTTATGTCGCGCAGTCAGATTAGAAAGTCTGGTGAAGGTGGAAGAATTGGAGCAGAACGTAAGAAAACTGCACCAGAAAAACGCCGCATGAAAGCAGTCGGCGGTGGTAAGATGGAACCTGCAAAGGATTACAAACCCCGCAAAGATATTGGCACTCAACGTTCTACCTCAACTAGAGTTCAGCAACCAGAAAAGGAAAGAGGTTCTGCTGCTCTGTCACCTAAAGAAGCACAACGTAAAGCATACTTAGAACGCAAGAAAAGAGAAGCAGGAGAGAAAACAAAATCTGCATCTGAACTGCTTGCGAAGAAGAAAAAGACTGAAGTTTCGCCAAAATATAAACCACAAAAGGCATCTGGACTTACTAGAAAAGAAAGACTTGCAAAAACTCAAAAAGGTGAAAGATTACTCAGAGACATTATCTTACAGAAGACTGGTAAGAAATCTGAGAAGGAACTTAAGCACAAATATACTTCTAGATGATTGAAACAGGGAGCTTCTAAAGTGTCCCTATAATATAACACCAGACCCCTCTAAAATCGTCTGTAACACCATGGAAACTGTGACTGTGCCTATTAGCACTATTGAGACTTTAATTGAAGGTTTACAATCTGCTGTCAATGTGTGCTATAATGTTGACAACAAAGAAGAGGAAACTGAAAAGTCTTATCCTTATGCAGTAGGTTATTCCGAATCTGTGATGAAGTTTATCATTAAAGATTTGCAACGACTGAAAGAGACAGTCTGAGAACTGTCCAATCTTTACTGACATTCAACCCAAACACTGCTAAACTTTAATCAAACATTCATTTTATTATGACAACTGTTGCATTGAATCCTTTTGTTTGTCAATATTGGGATGCTATTGCATGTAATCCTGATAACTGGACTTATGAACCCAGCACTTATGGTGTTGCTGGAGTAAAATTGATCGGAGACATCCACATGAAATTGTGGAAAGATCTTTTGCACTGGAAAAATCCTGGTCGTGCTCTGGGTGCCGATTTGAGTAAGATTGAAGAACTGAAAGAGGATATTCAAGATAATGGCATCCGTCTCGATTCTCCTGTCATTTATTATGATGTAGATACTGATGAAACAATTAATGGAGACCACCGATTTAATGTTTCTCAAAATCTTTCAATTCCTGGGTGGATGTGCCAAGGAGTTCGTTTTGAGAATGATGCTGCAAAAGTTCGATTTGCTACAGCATCTAACATCAAAAAGAAAGACATTTACAATCCAGTGTCTGCTGCTGATGTAAATGCTGCAGTTCGTGAGCTAATCACCCTCGGTGCTATCGTAACCGACGATCAAATCAAGGCAGAAACTAGGTTCCTTGGTAAGGGTGCAATCTCTGAAAGTGCTATTAAAGAAATCTTTAACAAGATTATCATTGAACGAGTGGTATCTGGCAAATCTGATGGTGCTGAAAGGTTTCAATCGTGGAATGATGATCGACTCCCTGTTTTCTTCAACGAAACTAAAGATGAATGGGTGGAAGATTTCTGGAAAAATGAAGGTGAATACACCATGTATGTGAATATGTCTAACTTTAGTTCACGATGGGGAAGTATCATTGGTCTTGCATCTCAGGCAGTTATCGCTAACAAACCCATTCATTTCTTGTTCTCGGTTAAACTGATGGCAAATGAAAGTTTGGATACAACTAGGGCAAAAGTTTTCACTGATAAGTTTGCTCAACTTGAACAGAAACTTTGCTCCCTCTTTGGATTGGATGCTATTCGACACAAATCTATGCTTCCTTGGCATCACCCCGATTGTGAGCACCGATTCCTCCCCCAAGACAATCAAAAGGAAGAGTTTACTGAACTTGTAAAAATCTAAGAAACACAAACAGGGAGCTCTTAAAGTGTCCCTATAGTATATGATGAACTCCATGCAAATTACCCTTCGACCTCATCAAGAACGTGGTGTTGCTGCTATGCAACAGCATGACAAAGGGCAGATCATTGTGCCTACTGGTGGTGGCAAAACTCTGAAGATGATCTACGATGCTCTGCGGCAGTTGCAATCTGAAACTCCCCAGACCATTGTTGTTGTTGCTCCGCGCATTTTGCTTGCTGAGCAACTCTCTGCCGAGTTTCTGGAGTTCATCACCAATGCTGAAGTGATGCACGTTCACTCTGGTGAAACTCATCACTTTAGTTCTACTCGTCCTGGTGAAATTCGCAACTGGGTTGATGCAAATGCAGACAATCATCGTCTAATTGTCACTACTTACAACTCTCTGAATCGTCTTCAGGCAGCAGAGATTGATGTGGATACCATCTACTTTGATGAGGCACATAATTCTGTTCAACGACACTTTTTCCCTGCAACTGAGCACTTTGCTGCTACTGCACGTCGTTGCTACTTCTTTACTGCTACCAGGAAAACGTCACTTACTCCTTCTAAACCTGGAATGAACGATGTTGATGTCTATGGCAATATCATTTGCCGTGTTTCTGCTCCCGAACTTGTTGATGGGGGATACATCATTGCTCCTAAGATTGTAGCAAAGAAGTTTGATGTGCTTGCACCAAAGCAGGTAACTGCCGAGTGTGACAGTAGCAATCTAACTGAAACTCTTGATGATATTGATTGTAAGAAAATCCTGGTCTGCGTTAAGTCTGCGAAGCAACTTATCAACCTGATGTCACACACTGACTGTACTGCTCAACTACATCAACGTGGATATTCCTATCTTTACATCACCTCAAAAACGGGAGCGATTATTGATGGTAAGAAGGTGAACCGTGAGGTATTTTTCGACACTCTCAATTCTTGGGGTCGTGACCCCAACAAGAAGTTTGTTTGCCTCCATAGGAGCATACTTTCTGAGGGAATTAACGTTAGTGAATTGGAGGCAGTGGTCTTTCTTCGCAATATGGATGTGATTGAAATGACCCAAACTATTGGTCGTGTTCTTCGCCTTGGTGGCAAAGAAAAGGTATGGGGTTTGTGTGTGGTGCCTGTTTATTCTAAGGTTGGAGTATCCACCGAGAGAGCACTTCAACGAGTTGTTGATGCTGTATTTGAGAAAGGTGAGATGCTTGATAGTGTAGTTCGTCGATAAATAAACCAAGAGTTGCTGTAAAAAAATGAACATATTTGATTCATTAAAAGATTTTCCTTTTGAAGAAAACTATGAAGTTTTAACTGATTGGTGTTCCGGTAAACGTAATAGATTTTATGGATTAAAACATACAGAGGAATCGAAACTTGCCATGAGTGAGTCTCTTAAAGAACAATTTGTTAATGGTAGAGTCACTCATAATAAAGGAAAGTATGCTCCAGATAGTGAAGTTGGATATAGTGCTCTTTATATGAGAGAGTATAGGCAAGGTAAAAAGAGAGTATCAAAAGATAGGAGATATGTAACTCCTAATGGCGAAACAATTTTAATCAAAGACATTAAAAAATATTGCAAGGAAAATGGACTTACTTATCAAAGTATGTTGAAGTTGCATAAGGGAATCATCAATCACCACAAAGGATACCGAAGAACACCAATCTCAAATGAGACTCAAGGCCCTGACTGAACCGAAAACCTGATTTTTCTGCAATTCTACGTCACAGACCCTATGGGTCATCCATCGCAACAAAAATCACGATTTTTTCGAAAGTATAATGAAAGAAGGATTTATTCTAGGTAAAGGTGAATATGCGGCAATACCTTTTGGCAACCAACTTATGGTCATTCATAATGGGGAGCAACTCAAAGTCTGCCGCACTGAAAGTTCTGCTCGCAATTTTATTCAACAGCACAAAAAGCAGCAACAGAAACAGGGAGCCCCGAAAGTGTCCTAGTAGTATGAAGAACACTCACCTAGAACATCCTGAGGATTCTATCCTCAATGGAGACCTATCAGTTCTTGACTGGTTCTCTGAGAAAGATTCTACCATCAGTGTCAAGATTGATGGTGCCCCCGCTATTGTCTGGGGTCGCAATCCTGCAAATGGAAAGTTCTTTGTTGGCACCAAAAGTGTCTTCAATAAGGTAAAGATCAAGATCAATCATTCTCATGAAGAAATTGATGCGAACCATGAGGGTAAAGTTGCGGATGTTTTGCATCTGTGCTTTGATAATCTTCCTCGCACAAATTGCATCTATCAAGGTGACTTTATTGGTGCTGGGGGTTCTTATACTTATCTCCCCAACACGATCACTTACACATTCCCTGAGATGATTGAGCAGGATCTCATCATCGCACCCCATACAATCTACAGTGGTGGTGATGACCTGCGTGAGGTATCTGCTGCTCCTTTGCTTCGGAAACTGAGGAGCACTGATCGTTGCTTGTTTGTGCAACCTAATTCCTATTTGAATCCTCATCGTGAGGATTTGGAGGATGTATGTAAGTTTGCCAAGCAAATGAGCACCCTATGTGAGTTTGTGTCTGATCGCACTGCTTCACAAATCAAAAAAGAGATCAATGCCTGCATCCGTGAGCAAAGGGTCATTGATGAGGATGAAATTGCAGAAAAATGTGATTGTGACAAGAACCTGATCCGATTGTGGAAATTGGTGAAGTCTATCAAGGATGACATGTTCATGTTCATCTTTGAGAAAGATGAAATCGAATGTTCTATCAATGGTGTCGATAGTTTCCATGAAGGTCATGTAATCACCAACAAGTTTGGCATGTTTAAGGTGGTGGATCGTGAGACATTCTCTCATGCAAACTTTGTACTTCCAAAGAGTTGGTAACAGGGAGCCCCTAAAGTGTCCCTATAGTATGAGCATCACTGAAATGACAACCACAACCTTCGCAGAGTATTCTGCACAGCAAGAAGCAAGAAATAACATCGCAAATGCTGTTCTTGGGCATACTTATGCATTGTGTGAAGCATTGCGTCACAATGGACCTTCTGGTTATGATTTCTACCCAGAAACGGGTCGTAAGTATCACAAACTGATTATGGTTGATAGTGGTGGTGGACGTAGTGTTCATGCTTTCATTGACAAGCAGACTGGTCAAGTGTATAAGTCTGCCAGTTGGAAGTCTCCTGCCAAAGGTGTTCGTTATGACCTGCGATTGATCAAAGATCGTGAATGGTTGCTTGAACATGCTGACTGGGCGGGTGGTTATTTGTACGCACGATGAATAAGAATCCAACACTCAATAATCACCAATCAATAGAAGAATCAATTAAAACTGGTTTTCATTATCCAAAACCAATAAATGCTGCTTCAACTGATAAGTGGGTGGAATATATCAGAAAGTTTATGATAAATGAACCTATTATGGTTATTGACCTAAACACACTCAAACTTCGTCCATCAAAGTATCAATGACTTACTCCAACCTTTCAAAGATTCGACCTAAACTTCACACCGAAGGTCGCGTAACTGGGAATTGGGGAAGACCAAAAGTATCAGCAGGTTCATCACTCAATGACATCGGTGGTGATGGTAACATAGGGGCAACACAGGATGATTATCTAAATCGACTGTATTATGCTTTTGATAACACTACCGACCCTAAACTTCAACGGTTCATTTATTCCGAAATTCGCAAGATTCACATTCAAAGAGGTACTTGGTGATTGTGATGCAAACAGGGAGCCCCTAAAGTGTCCCTATAGTATGAGCACAACTACCGAACGCAAGTTTCACAACATGAGCATCGAAGATCGTGAGATGTTCGCATACAACTCCTATCGGGAAAAGCAACAAGCAGAGATTGCATTCC